TAAGTTGCCATAATTACCTCAAGATTATTTTGGTTTTAGATATTTATTGATCAACTCATCGTCAGAAGATGTTTGTTTTTGTTCTGAACTTGTTTTTTCATTTGGTTTAATCAATTTAAATTTAGCTAACTGGTCATCTAACTGACGAATTGCAATTGCATAGTTTGGAGTGTCTTTGTATCCAGCTTGTTCTGCTTGATCTTGAATAAATTTCTTACGCTCTAACAATGCTCCACGATAAACAGCAGTAGCAAATCGTTCTGCTTGTTCTTTAGTAACACTTGTTTTTTGACCTGTAAAAAATCCTACAACATCTTGAGCTACCCTGTCTGTTAAACCACCAGTTCTAGCGTATCTAGAAATATCAGCATTAGACATATTTTTGCCTTCGCCAGTCAATCTTGCCAAAGCACCCGGCAATGATGCAGAAGCAAAATCATTTGATGTAGACAGTCTGATTGTTTCAATAGCATTTGGAGCATCAGCAATAATTGTTGATGTCCTATCCATTACTGGGTCTTTGCTTATTTGTGAACTAAAGGCAAGCCAATCTTTAGGAGGAACAGCTTGACCCGGTAAAATAATTGCTCCCGCTTTAGCTTTTGCTCTACTTTCTTCCTCAACTCGTTTATTGACAATAGCTTTTTGTGCTGGTGTTATTTCAGCAAAAGGTTTGTTCTCATACAGTTCGGCAGAAATTGCATCTCTATCAGAAGTTAAAGATAGTTGCTTTTCAGGTCTTTCATAAGTTGCAAGTTCAGCTTCAAGTGCTGCTCTTTCACTAGGTCTCAATAACAATCCACCGCTTTCAGGACTTAATATACGAGTAATTTCAGCAACTCTTGCGCCAGTAGATTGTTTTTCTGGTAACTTATCAGTTCCTTGAAGATACGCTTTATAAGCATTGTTGTATTCATTTGTACCTTCACCACCAAATTTTGAAGCATAAGCTTCAGCTTCTTGAACCTTGGCAGCTATATTTTGTCTTGCAGCACCACTTGCTTGTTTAATTTTTACTAAAGAAATACGAGCGTTATCTGCAATTTTCATTGCTAATTCAGGAGCAACTTGTGAGTATTTTTGAGCAATCATTAAATTCTGTTGAGGATTGCTTGGGTCTAATTCACGCAAGATTTGCTGTTGCAAGCTAATCATTTGCAACTGAGGGTCTTTTGCACCCAAAGCATTACCAGCAAGACCACCAAGCTGTTGACCACCATAGAACAATCCATATTGCGCTTGCTCTATTGGAGACAACTTAGCAAATTGCATAGCCTGTGCTTGCATAGCTCTTTGCTGTTCTTGTTGATACAAGTTTGCCTGAAGATTGTTTAATTCAGGTGTAAATAATCCAGAAACACTTTGACCTTGAGAAGTGTTAGCACTCATTGGAATAGAATTTTGAAAAGTGTTAGCATTCATTGGAATAGAATTTTGAGTATCTAGTGTTATAGGTATATTCCATTTTTTTTCTATATTAGCAAAATTAGTATCAATTTCCGCTAATCTAGCGGCAATTTGCTGTTGAGTCATATTATCAAAATAATTTGGCTCAGTAAGATCAACAGCAGCATTATTGTTGTATTGCACGTTAGTAACAGGCATTTCTGAAACATTTTTTGCATCAGGAGTAGACAATAAATATCTTTGTTCATTTGGAGAAAGATATTTGTTGTAATGCGGGTGATTCCGCATTACCTCATAAATATCTGGTGTGATTTCACCTGTAAATTCAGCCATGATTGTTCCTTTTAAACTGAGTAGTCAGAGCCGTACATAAATGCATTGCCCCTATTAATATTGGCATTAGTTTGTGCAGTATCTCGATTTTGCCACCAGTTTGATACGCCCTGTCCAAGAGCAGGATTACTCGATGCTCCAATCAATGCCGTTCCAAGAGGACTGTAGCTATTAGCTTGTTGTTGAGTCAACGCAGCACTCATACCACCTCGTAACAAATCAGCACCAACATTAGCACCATAAGCAGCCGCTTGACCACCTAATCCAGCACCCAAAGTCAAAGGTTGTTGACCCATTGACTCAAGTGTTTGACCAGCACCCAAATACGTTGTAAACGGGTTCAATGCACCGACTTGACCAGCTTGGTACTGACTCAACAGTTGATTGCCTGTGCTAAATAATCCTGTACCAAATGCAGTTCTTTGTTGTCCAGCTTGTTCTGCTTGTTGAGCAAGTTGTAAATCTTGTTGAACTAATGCGTTGTAATAGCTTTCCAATTCAGGCTGACTTGCACTTAAACCAAGTCCACCACTTGGGCGCAATCCTGTACCACCTACAGACAAACCACCACGACCCTGTTGGAACAACTGGTTCTGTAACTGTGCCATTTGTCTTTCACGACTAGGAGCAAGCAAGTTGTACTGGCTCTCCATGTACTTTTGTGCGGTTTGTTCTGGAGTTTGAGCTAAATATTGATTGCCTAAGTTAAACAAAGATTCAGCCGCACCAACATTAGGTCTTAGCATGGCTTCACCAGCCTCTGCCTGACCTAATCCTCTCTCTGTTAAGCCCATCAATCTATCTTGGTAAGCCCTTAACTCAGGACTGACGTTATAACCAGCACCTATCAAATTTCCTTGTGAATCTGTTTGAAAATTTGATGAGCCATAACGAGTGGTTATGCCTATAGGTCGAAACCTTGCCGCATCAGCAGCAATTTGTGCCGCTCCGAGTTGTGCTCCTGCGGATGTATTTGCGGCATTTTTAGCTGCGTTACCAGCGATAACGCTGCCAACTACTGCTGTTCCTGCTGTTGCTACTGCGCCCCAAGTCATAATGTTTCTCCTTTATTTTCTAGCATTGACATTTCATTTGTTGAAGCAATAAGATTCATTTCCTCATAACTTGGAGAAATTACTTCTTCTTCAATCTTAGAAAGGTTTTCCTCTCCAGAATGCTCTGTCATATGAACAGTCACCCAAATTGTGTCTTCTTCTGCATAAACAGCACGTTTAAGACCAACTTCAGATACAAAAATACATGGTGCTTCAAAATACTTTTTACCAAACTCAGTTGCAACTGAAACCTTACCTTTCATAATAAAGTTTAGATGCTGATGTCTGTGTATCTTTCCAATAATCAATGTGTCTTTTGGAATGAACATTTCTCTAGCATACGTTCCGCATCCATACTTTTCATCCACAGGAGAAAAATGATGTGTCAATATGCAATCTTCTAGCGTTGAATCTATAACGCCATCTTTAATCATGTTCACAAAGTCATTTTCAAGTTTCAACACATTTTCACGAAACTTAACTTTTTCAAATGAATTTTTATCTTGTTTTAACTCAACAACATTACTAGACGCAACAAAATCAATAATAGATTCACCATTTTTAATGGCTAAATCTTTATTGTCAGCAACATCCTGAACTTCATTAATAACTGCAAGTTGGTTCATGCTGTACGCTTCCACATATAAACAGTAATATACGGCTGATAGTTAGCATTTGTTCCACTTGAACCTGTTGAATCAGTAGAACCTGAAATTGAGTGGTTGTGGTTTGCATCCATACTTACTTTATTTACGCCGTAAAAACCACCTGAAGCGTAACTAACACCATCGCCAGTAGCAGTAAAAACACCAGTTGTTCCACCTGAAGCACCCGTAGCTTTAATTCCAATATTTCCAGACAAAGCTGTAGTAGTTGAAACAGTTAGTGCAGTTACAGTATGAGTGTGGCTTACAGTAATTGCATCCGCACTACCACCAGTTTCTTCGGCAGTATCAAACAGTGCATTTGCTGAATTAAAGCCAACCATTACACGACCAGCACCAAAGGCAGTCCATGTACCAAATCCTAACAATGTTGCAGGATTAGTTGAACTTGTTGCATTGGTATAAATTGTTCCAACAGGATACAAGATTTGAAGTGCGGCTTGAACAAATGCAGTTGTGGCAAGAGCAGTCGAACTGTTACTAGAAGACTGAGTGACACCAATACTTCCCGTAGGCAATGTAGGCGTACCTGTAAAGGTAGGACTAGCCAAATCTGCTTTAGTTGAAACAGCAGTAGCAATGTTATTGAATTCAGTATCAATCTCAGTGCCTTTAACAATCTTTAAAGCATTACCAGAAGCCAAAGCATCTTTGGTTGCAAAGTTGGTTGATTTAGTGTAATCAGTCATTTCTTTCCTTTAGCTCATCTTGCCATTTTTAGCTTGAATTTCAATCTTTTGAATTGACAATGGAGTTCCATTAATATCAGATTCATAACCTGTTTGTACAACTTTGCCCGATCCAGATGCCGCAACTTTCAATGTCTGTAATGCAACACCAGCAGAATAATACGCAATAACTGTTGCATTTGCACCATACTCCGCAACTCCATAATAGTAAACACCTTGCTCTGGAATAGTTGCATTGTCAGACAAATAATTTGTTTTGAAATCAAATCCCCACTTAAATGTAACGTCTTGATTTGTTCCACCAATAACAACAATAGACAGTTTCTTTAAAATAGAAGTTACATTCTGGTCACCAAGATCAGCATGGTTGGTGTAGTACAACATCCTATAAGAAGTTGCATAATCTTGATATGTTCCATACAGACCGACATAACCGTTTTGCCCTATGTAAAGCGTACCATTCCTACGGAATAAAAACGATTTTGGTGTAATTGAGTCCCATGTAGTAACCCTTGCAGAACCATCAGGTAGGTATGCCTTAGTATCAAAACACCAAGTAGTGTCAATGCTAGGAGTCACCAACAGGTAAAACGCTTCTCTTTCAGAATAAATAGACTTGATGTTTGCCAGTGTCTCACCAGCTACAGTACCCATTAAGTCATTGCGAATATTCTTAGACAAGTCTCGTTCTGGTGCAGATTTTTCTAACACCGTTCTCATTAATGATCTAACACCAGAATTAGACAAGAACAGAACATCAGTGCTGGTTGTTTGGATGCTATCCCTAGCAATACAACCAATACCCTCAACAGTGTCACTCAATGACATTGAAGATGGTGTAGTTGCACCTTGATAAATCAGAATCTGACGCTTACCAAAGATAAACAAAAAGCCATTATGTGCAGCAAGTCCTGTAATCTCATCAGCACCATTGACCCAAACACGATCTACATTCAAAGACCCTGACGTACCTGTTGACCAAACATGACCAGCAATCAAGTCAGAAAAATAAACAGTTGAAGTGTTAGTAGAAGTGCTTGCAGCCCACAATCTACCAAAAGCAGAGATAACAATGTTTCCGTTTGGAACTGTTGCTACATAACCAGTTTTTTCGCTAACTCTACGGAATGTAGTCGTACTTACCGCAGGATCATAAATAAGAGGGTCATAACCTACTTGGAAGAAATAAGTTATTGAATTCAAAGAAGCACATTGCCAATTGCTTGCAGTGATTGTTGGCGCAGTACCACCGCCACCATAAGTTAACTCAACAACAGCATTAGAGCCGTCAAGTTTGAATAATTTGTTATTGCCAGCAAATAAAATAGTCAAAGTCCCATCAGCCTGAACTAACTCATGGATGACTTTTACATCATTTGCGCCAAGATTTCCAGAAGAAGAATTGACTCTTGACCAACCTTTGCGTGAACCAATACGACCATACTGGTCAATGATGCAGTTTGTCGCAACCAAAGCAAAGCCAGCATTCAAATCAAGAGGCGAATCTTGAGTATTCAACCCATAAAAGCCGGGGGCTGAAATGCTGTATGTTTGAATTGTTTGGCTCATATCGCAACAAACTCCTGATTTTCAGGGTAGCGAGTACCTTCCAAAGCAATTTGGTCAGACAACATAGCTTTGTACAACAAATATGCTTCAGATGAAGACAGACCGCCATCTTCACCACGTTCTACCAATGCCCTAGCATAAGCATTCTGAGCCACTAAAACATCACTCACCATTACAATTGTTGAACCAGATGATAGTGTTGCTTGTGGAACTGTCAAAGCAAACTTGATTGTGTATACGCCATCAGGAATTGGGTAAAGATTTACCTTGGTGTCGTATGAGGCATCAACCCCATCAAAAGCAAATTCAGTAGGGACTGAATTAACAAGTGGAGTGAAATTTAGTTTGCGGTTCATATCCACAAAACTGATGTTTGTGAGGCCAACATTGCTTGTGGTGTTGATTACATCCATTACTTGAAACTTCTGTCCAGCACCTGTTAAAGAATAAGATGCTGTAGATGCCGCAGTACTGACTGTAATAGTTTGACCCAATACGTTCCAACTAAAAGCATCTTCAATCTGACGCTTTGCATCATTGATAAACTTGCCAATCAGAGTTGAATAAATTGTTTCAGTTGGGGTGGAAACAGTTGTCTCACGCAACCTTACGAGTACATCATTAATTAATTCAAGGTAGGTCATGTTCTAGTCAATCCTTCTTCTTCAATGGTAACTACTACTGAAAATGTAGATGCCGCCTCAGATTGTGCTTTAAGTATGTCACCTTCTTCCATCACAAAATAAGATACACCTCCCCAATCTTGTGTGGTTTTGGTAGTTAAAGCAGTTTCAAATACAAGAGAATATGTAGCAGACGCAGAGGTATCTGTCCAACTAAAAGAAATATGTTTTTGCGAACCTGTATTAACTGCTCGTAGCAATACCACCCTTGCATAGTAACCAGTAGGTACTGTATAGAGGGTTGTCAGCGTGTTTGCTGTAAGATTTGCGCCAACTGATAATGCTCTCATTTCGCTTTTGCCTTATTCCTTGCGGATATAGCTTTAGCTTTTGCCTTTGCGTCAGCCTTTGAGGATGCACCCCATGCCTTGAGCGAAAGAAGCAGTCTTGTTGGTTCACCATCCTTGTACTCT